AACATTTGGCAAGTATGAAAATGGTGAACGTGTATTGTATGTGGCATTGATGAATCGCCACCCTAATGATATCCTTCGTACCATTGCACATGAGCTAGTGCATTACAAACAAGATACTGAACACGAGTTAGAACCAGATAGTGGCCGTACTGGAAGCCCACATGAAAATCAAGCACATGCCATTGGCGGCATTGTTATGAGACACTTCAATAAAAAATATCCAGAGTATTTAGGCAGTCGTCCAATTACTGACAAATAAAAAGCCCCAATGTTTCCACTGGGGCTTCTTTCTACATATTATTATAAGGGCTATGCCCCATATTATATTTTAAATCAATATTTAATTACTTTTTTGTTCCAGCATTGACAAATGCGTACATTTTTTCTGCTGTTTCTAAAACTTTATCAAGTCCTGGAAACTCAGGCATACCAACTGTGGTAACAATCTGTCCAGTCTTCTCGTCACGCTTGGCTGACATTTCCCAACCGGCAAACTTTGTAGAGTGCTCTGATTGAACCATGTCCTTGGCCATTGCTAGAATGTCTGTACGGATTTCATAACCGTTTTTGTTGAATTTAACTTCTGGAAGTTTAGGTGTTTCGAATGACATATTATTCTCCTTATGTGTGTGTTATGTCTGTGTTAGCAGTAATTACTGCCTACATATTTATTATATAGACCTTAAGTAACTAAAGCAAGCGGGTTTAAAACTCTTTTGCCCAAGTAGCCTATAACTGCAAGATTGCTATCAGTGACTTCGCTAACATAGGTAGTTACATCGGCCTGATCAAATTTAATTGTGGCCAATGTTTCGCCATGTTCACTGGTCATGCTGATACCATATTTTTTGCATAGATGTTTGATAGTTGAATTAGTGCTTAAACACACCATACAACCTTCAAGTATACCTTTAGTACGACACCATTGAATACAACGCTTCATTAGCTTGTTGCCCATACCCTGACCTTGATATTCTTTTAATACACTAAATGCTAATTCCATTTCACCCTCTAGGGCAATATGTCCTACAGCAATGAAATTTAAGTTAGCATCTTCTATAGCAAAGAGAATATGTTTATCAGGAGTAGCTTCAAATTTATCGCAAAGTGTGTCAATGACTGAGTCGTTGGTTGGAAACCCAAAGCGTAGTACCTTAGATTCCGCGTCGAGCTGTTTAAGATGCGTACGATATTTGGGATATTCATGTGGAAGAACCCTGCGAACAGTCGTAAGCATTTTTAATACCAGTGATGTCCGGTAATAATGGCTTTAGCTCGGATCTCTTGTATTTGTTTAAAAGTTTCCCAGCAGTCTTTAAGAAATTGTTTCATAGTCCCTTCCCCCATGAATAATTAGTTTTGTAATTGTATTCACGAGCATAGTGGTCTACTTCTGCCGCGTTAGATGGGCGCTTGCTTTCGATATATGCTTCTAATCCACTTTTTGGTGGAGTTGTTAAGAACTTGATAAGTCCCTTCAATAATTTTGACATTTTGTGTCTTCCTTTCTGTGTGTTATGTCTATTAGTGTTTTCACTAATAAACTTATTTATATCAGTATAAACACTGAGTACTATAAAGTCAAGGCTTTATTTTATTCAAAATGTATGTTATACTAAATATTACAAACAAAGGAAACAACCTTGAAACGTGCAACTCGTAGTTTATTAGAAGAACTAAATTCCATTTCAGAACGTAAGAACGGCGAAGCTATTGTAGAAGCTCGCGCCACTCATGTGATTAATAGTGCAATTAATCTGTTAACTCTTATTAGAGAAAACTTTGACCCAGAACAAGCATACGAGCTAGAACGCAGATTAATCAACAGTATCAAAACAGGTGATGCCAATAAATTCACTCGTAGCATACGCAGACTACGTGATAGTAAAGAAACCGCCAAGAACCTGCATATCATTGAAGGCGATTTAAAAGATAACGATTAATCCCCATTTTGGGGATTTTTTTCCAAATGGTATAAATATCATTACAAAATACACTCCGGAGCGGAGTGGACATAAACGATTAAAGGAGATATATTATGTCAGCAGGAATTTCTAGAGTTCACGGTAGTGCAGTACTACCAAGTCAACGTCCATCCACACTAAGCTTCTTCAATGTTAGCTTACCAAATGCAAACGTTGTTAGCGAAAACACAGTTGTTAACGGTGCTTTCGACCAAATCTTCCGTACAGCAGCCAGCCAGTTCGCTACAGTTGCTTTGATCGGTACACCACAGTATGTTGGTGGTAACACAGTTCTAAACTTTGCTATCGAAGACACAGGCGTTCTAAGTACAGTTAGCACAGCTACTGACTACGCACCAAGTGGCTTAGGTAAAGGTAGTTCTGAAGATACAACAAATGCTTATGCTTCTACAGCATTGGCTCTACAAGGTTACATCCGTAACTTAGGTACAGTTGGTCCTAACAGTGTTGTATTGTCTACAGCAACAGTTACAGCTGGTGTTGTTGCTTCTTCAAGCCCATGGATCTAATCTAACAACTTGTTAGTTCAAAATAAAGGGAGTTTTTAACTCCCTTTTCTTATGACTATAAATACATTATATAGGTACTTTATGGATAAGATTGAAATTTATACTCTAGTTGATATTACCAACACTCGTGTTAACAGACCCAATCAAGGTAGTCAACTAGAGTATGATCAAAATAGAAATTTTATCACACTTAGACAATGTGTAGAACTGAGAAGTATTGTTAGTTTCAATGCACTACCTGAAGTAAGGGAAATGGAACTGCAAGGTCTAGGATTTGGTACTAACTATCGTGGCAATCACAATGTGTGGTTGTTTACATTTACGCCAGATAGAGAAGGTGTGTACCAAAGTGCAGATGGAAATGTTATAGGCAATTTGATTGAAGATGTTGACTCTGTTCCAATTATTAAAAATTTAACAGAAACAATAAATATACAGAAGGCAATATTCGACTGTAAGGATACTGCTAATAAAAATACAATCATCAAGGCACACATTAAGGCACCGTAATATACCAAACTGAAGGAGCGACTAAATGTCTACTGGTGATATAATTGATATAGAAAAAACAAACTTAGAGGCGCATGTTGATTTATGTGCCCAACGCTATAAAAGTCTTGACGACAGATTAACTTCTATTGAAGGTAAATTTGATTCTTTAAAGAAGTTGATTGAAGATGGTCATTCTAGTATGACTAAAGTACTTATTGGCACTGCTGGCACTGTAATTACTGGTGTACTTGGCCTAGTAGTAGTTGTTTTACAAAAGCATTAATATGAAAATATTTGAATTATTCGAAGATGTCCCTACAGTTACCGCTCCAGGTAATGTTGTAGCACCAGTAGGACCGGGAGTTAAACCTAGTGGTAGCCAGCCAGTACCAAACACGGAAAAGAAGCCTGAAACTAGCAACACACCTGATACTCCACAACAGCAACCAGCCAACACAAATAACGCAAACGTGACACAACAGCCTAACGCAAATGGGCAACCTGCACAACCAATGGGTGCAGATACAAGTCAACCGTTGCCACAACAGCAACAAGTGCAACCTGCACAGAATACTGAAGAACCATTATCAGCTCAAGACTTTAAGAGTCAAATGCAATCACTGATGATGAAACTGCAACAAATACAAGGTCAAGAACCACCTCCTGATTCAGAAAATCCTCAGCCTGGAGTATCTTGATGAAAATAGCTCAATTATTATCCGGTTTCCCTACACCTGTTACAAACGAGGAACATCGTTTCATTGAGCACCATGAGGGTGCAGTTAAAATTAGTAGTTTAGATGAACATGATCAATGGCTTGCTCAAAGTCTTGTTCGTAAGGGTGTATATACTATAAGTAAAGATAGTAATACATTAATCCCTAATCTAAATGAAAACAACTCCTGAAGAACTTTACAATAAGATACAAAAACTTAGCGAAGCAGTCAAACAAGACTTGCGAGGCAAAGGTTTGGTTGTTCCGGTCAAACACAAGGACGGTTCAACCAGCATTGGTTCTTATAGAATAGTAAAAGGAAATAGTGGCTACACAATATTGGATCACAGTAATGATGTAGTAGTTGATCACATCAACCTTCCACAAACAGCCATACTCGTGGCCAATAAATTAGCATTGGGGTATTACAAAGATACTGAGTTAATCGTTGATGACAAGCAATACGGCTACGCTGATTTCGAAGAAGAGCTGTATAAACGTGCTATTAAAAGTAAATCGCTTGCAAATATTGACATTTATATGAGCAAGTATGGTACAGCCCATATCAAAAAAGCTATATACAAACGTCGTATAATTAATAGTTTTGAAAAACTCATTAGACTTGTATAAATAACATTAACCAACTTTCTGGAAAGAAACATGAAAACTAATGATTTTAACAAACCTGTTACTAGTGCTTTAATAGAAACTAATCTAGCAAAGCAATTTGGCACTCGTGTCAATTTGGAAAAGTATAATCGTGAACAATTAGAAGACTATCGTAATAAACTGCGTACTCGCATTTTTCAACAAGAAGGCTCTTCTAAAATTAATGATTTATTGACAAATGAAACATACCAAAAAGACAAGGCAATGTTAGAATTGCTCAACACAAGGATAAAAGAAATGCTAGGCGAACAAATGAAACAATTACGTGACAAGATTGATCAACTTAACGAAAACAAAAAAGACGTTAAGACAACAAAGAAACCAAAAGGCGCCAAGCCAGACTTTTTAGATCTTGACAAAGATGGCAACAAAGCAGAGCCAATGAAAAAAGCCGCCAAAGATGCCAAAGTTAAAGAAGGTGCTAAAAAAGCCGACAAAGACTACGATGGTGACGGCAAAATTGAAAGCCCTAAAGATGAAGTATGGGGTAGCCGTGCTAAAGCAGCCGCCAAAGCTGGCAAGCCATTTAAAGAAAACTTTGATGGCGATCGTAATGCTGATCAAGATACCTCTAGCAAGTTTAACAAAAAGAAAACTAGTACCGGTACACAATACACTAAAAAATCAAAAGAGTATGACAAGGACTCTAGCGATAGCGGTAAGAAAGATGCTAGCCACTTACAAGGCATGTTAGGTGGTGCTCCTAAGAATCCAGTCAAAGGTCGTGTTCACAAAATGAAGGAAGGCATGAAGCATCCTAAAGATTGTGATTGCAAAGAGTGCATGGGTATGATGGAACGTGATGAAGGCAAACACAATAACAAAACTACTGGCTTCAAAGCATTAGCTAAGAAAGCAGGCGGTGGCGAGAAAGGTGCTAAGATTGCTGGAGCTCAACGTCAAAAGATGAAGAAAGCTGGCCAACTAGAAGAAAGCCAATTTAAACACAATGTACGCTTTGTAAATGAAAGCCTACAGTTCTTATTGCAAGAAGATGAGGAAGCCAAAGCTAAAACAATTACAGCCGCTGGCGATATTGTTAATGACTACACAAGTTGGATGCAACGTGTTGGTCAATATCAAACTAAGGCTATCATTGAATTAGCAGACAGCATCCGTGCTGACTTTGGTCAAGCAGAAGCTGAGACATTTAAACAAACAGTTGGTCCAGCTCTAAGTGCTACACTAGAAGTATTGACACAACAACGTGAAGCTATCAGTGGCGCTGTTGCCGCACTAGCAGGTGGTGCCGCTCCAGCAGAGCCAATGGGTGCAGATCCAATGGACACAGGAATGGAACCAGGACTTGACGCAAGTGCTCCAGATGATATGAACCCAGGTGCCGATATTGGTGCCGGTGACGAGTTTGGTGCAAGTGATGCGGCTGCTGGCGGCGATTTAGCTTCTGGTCGTCCAATGCGTGAAAGCCGTGAACAACGTATCGCACGTAAGCTATCTGAAGCTCATAACTTAATGGCTAAACTAGCCAAATGAGATTATTTGAAGTAGATCAAGGTTCTGCTAGAGAAGTTCTAGCAGTCCTTCAAGGGTTAGCAAACAAGGACGGCAGCACAAGTGAAATTCCATTTAAGGCTGTCCTTAATATCATACGTCCATTTGCATTAGGCATTGCCACACCAGATGGATTGATTGCACTTAAAAATAATATTGACCCACAGGGCGATGTTATTCAAGACATCAAGGATGATGGAACTATCATTCTAAATACAACTACACAAGATCCAAATGCACAGCAACAAACTACAGCCGATCCAAAGGCCGGTGCTGGTGGTCCTAGTGTTGATTCAATGGCTAGTCATAACGCCAAATCTGCTATCAAATAATTGCTCTGCTAGGTGTTGCATGTTATAATTAATAGTATGTATACACCTCCTCCTTTCGTAGAACGATTTCAATATAAAAACTGCAAACAAGTAAATGACCCGGTAACTCGTAAACGGGTTTATCAAACTCCAGATGGCGAAACATTACCCAGCGTAACAACTATCCTTGGTGCTACCAAAGATATGACTGCATTAAATGAATGGCGCAATCGTATTGGGCATGCCAAAGCACAGCAAATAACCACAGAAGCCGCAGGTGTTGGTACTGCTATGCATGCCAACTTGGAACGTTTCTTAATTGGTGAACAACGTCAACCAGGAAATAATCCAGTTCATGTACAAGCCAATAAAATGGCTGATATCATTATTGAAAATGGTCTCAGTAAAATGGACGAAGTATGGGCCATGGAGCAAAGTTTGTATTTTCCTGGTTTGTATAGTGGAACTACTGACTTGGTAGGTGTATTTGAAGGTGAGCCAGCAGTATGCGATCACAAACAAACTAACAAGCCTAAAAAAGCAGAGTGGGTTGATGATTACTACATGCAATTAGTTGCTTATATATTAGCACATAACGAAGTTTATGGCACCAATATCCGAAGAGGTGTGGTGTTTATGTGTAGCAGAGACTTTCAATATCAACAGTTTGATCTACTGCCTAAGGACTTTAACATGTGGCAGGACCGTTGGTTGAGCAAAGTAGAAGAATACTATACAACTGGCCTACAGGGCTACAAGCAACTACTCACGCAGTAAGCATAAATATCCTATAACGAGGATATTTAGATGCCAATCATTGAAATTGCAAAAATACAGGTACGCCGCGGCCAAGAGAGTCAGGGCCAAGTCCCACAATTGGCACCAGGCGAACTTGCTTGGGCAGAAGATACACAAAATCTTTACATTGGTAAGCGCATATCAGAAGGCGCAAACAATGACAACAACACACGAATTTTAACAGATAAAGATTTATCTAATGTATTTGCATCGGCATTGGGTGCTGTAAATTTCCTTAATACTTCAACACAGTATAGATTAAAAGATCGTCAATTCAAATATGGTGCTGGAGCAAATCAAACTCTAGCAACTACTGGAACATATTTTACCAAATTAGATAACTGGGTAAGTTTAACTGACTTTGCCCCAGGCGGCATTTGGCCACCTACTGGGCTTGATACCACTGCATTGTATAATGCATCGTACAATACAGTTGACATTACACAAATTTTAAAAAATGCAATCGGTGAAACTGGCATTGCCAATATTGGCGGTGGTGTAGTATTATCAACCAGCACAGACCTTACTGTTTCATATGCACCTCCACTGGGGCCATTAGCAATTAAAATTCCCGCAGGTACTTGGGTAGTGCAATCACCAGTTTACTTGCCGCCATATACAACATTGGTTGGCGAAGGTATTGGCATGACTACACTAATTTGGAGTAACTTTAATAATACAGTTTCTCCAATGTTCCAAACTGTTGACTCCAATGGTAAAACATTCAGTACAGGTATGTTCCCAGCAGGCAACGGACAAAATGCTAGAAATGTTACATTGAAAAATATGACATTGCAAGTTCCAGTTGGGTTGAACTCTACTGTAACTAATGCTATTTTAAGTTTAGATAATGCATCAAATGTATTAATTGAAAATGTATATTTTGGTAATGCCACAAATGATAATGTTATCAATGCTGTAAGCGGTGTTCAAATTAGAACCAGCTCAACACAGGTAACTGATTTAACAATGGCATACAGTGATAACATACAATTAAACAATTGCTGGTTCAATGGTATGGCTACTGGTATTACTAACTATGGCACTGTTAACAGAGCCATTATTGAAAATAGTAAATTCACTTGGTTGTATAATGGTATTAATTCTTACAATTATACTGCTCCATCATTGATTAATGGTGTAGCATCTAATAATAGATTTGAAAATATTGGTCTTGAAGCCATTGTTATTGGCGCCCCAGGATACCAAAAATATACATATTTTATCAGTGAAAATAATTCATATAGAAATGTTGGTAATAATTTTGTAAATGATACACAGCAATATACGACTGTGTTGAATTTCTATGATGCTGGTGGACAATCAATTAATGATTATTTTGATAGAATGCACAATTTAAATTTTGCATCTTCAGCTACCAGTACAGTTAACGTGGTAAACAGACATTGGTTGTCATCTGGTATATCTGCTAAAACTGGTTCAGTTATAAGAAAATATGTAAATGCACCTCTAGGAGGTGCTACTAGTGCAACAACTTCGTTGATCAATCTTCCAATGACTACTGAAGAATCAACAGCAGTGATCGATTATCAATTGTACAATGCCAACATGACTAGAAAAGGTCAGTTGACCATGAACATTTCTAATTCAGGAACGTTTGATGCATTCAGTGGACAATTTTATCCAAATGGATATGCCAGTGTTAGCGATACATACGTTTATACAGAAGCACAAGGTGGTGCTGGATATAACGAGATGTTAATGTTCTCTACCGATTTGAGCCGTTCACAACCAATTATTCAATTAAACCCAGTATATAATTATTTGTCTGGGTACTCACAAATTTTTGGACAAAATGTTAATACTGCAACATTCTATTTTGATCCATCAATTGCTAGTTTAATTACACCGTCATTTTTCCAAAACAATGTAACACAAGTTACATTTGAAGCAAGTAGTAATGTGTTCGGAACTACCAATACTGGAACAATAGCATCTTATGTAATTAGTGGAACAACAGTGGTTGCCACATTCGCACTTCCTATTAATGGACTTACAACAGGAACAGCGGCAACATTTGTCAATACAGTGGCTGGCGTACAACAACTCGCCACTTGGTCAAGTGCAACCAGTACAACTTTCAATTATTACAATTATCAGGATCCTAACCTTTCTTTAGATACTCCGTCATATGTTCAATATGCTACACTATCAGTAAATAACGATCCTAAGAAAACTTATTTAATTACTGGTACTAGCATATCAACTTCATCGGTTGCATTGACATTCCACACAACTTCGACTTATCTAGTTGGACCAAGCGATTTAATTTATGTCACTTTATATCCAGGAGTATACGGAAATTATGTTACACTAACATGTACCAGTGGAGACACATCGTTGTCTACTTGGTCACACTTTGTTTGTTCTATTGACCTATTAACGTAATTAATGTTTAGATTATCACCTGACGATAGAATTTCGTCGTGGGCTAACCTTCGCGCCCAATTAGAAAATTGCGAAGACCCTCTGCAAATGGTTGTTGATTTTTGGAGCGATGCTCCATACATTCCATACAACCATCATGTGGATCAATACAATAGGCCATCATGGCCTACGCCTTGGGAAATCATTGTGGAAAACAAATACGATGATTTTACTCGAGCGTTAATGATTGGTTACAGCCTTAAATTTACCGAAAGATTTAAAAATTCTGTAATAAAAATACATTGCCTTGTAGACAAGAGTGTTTCAGCATGTTACAATGTAGTTGATGTTGGTGGAGAATGGGTTTTAAACTACAAAGATAATGAACCCGTTCCGTCAGAAAATATACCCGATTCGTTTTTGGTAGAAAATATAGTGGTACTATGAGTATCGTGGTAAATATCTTTCTGACGCATTTTTAAAAAGAAAAACAAATATGATTACAGTGGTTAAACGCAACGGGGAGCGAGTCCCTTTAGATATTAGTAAGATACAGAGACAGGTAGCTCATGCTTGTAACGGGATTGATAACGTCAGTCCAAGCATGGTGGAGATTAAAGCGCAAATAGAATTGCATGACGGAATGACCACAGAGACTATTGATGAACTATTGCTTAAGGCCATGGTTGATTTGATAGATGAAACTGAAAACCCAGAAATTAATAATGTAAATTATCAATATGTGGCTGGTCGTCAGCGTGTTAGTATGCTACGCAAAGAAGTTTATGGCGACTATACTCCGCCCAAACTATATGACATCGTAGTAAAGAACGTAGAAGCTGGCATGTACACTCCTGCCCTACTGGAATGGTACACTAAAGAGGAATGGGACATTATCGACTTATTCATCGACCATGCCAAAGATGAAGAATACACTTATGCGGCCATTGCACAGTTAACTGAAAAATATTTGGTGCAAAATCGAGCCACCGGACAAATTTATGAAACCCCACAAGTGCGTTATGCTATTGCCGCCGCAACAGCGTTTCATAATGAATCAAAAGAAACGAGGTTAAAATATGTTAAAGAATACTACGAATGCGCTTCCGATGGCCATTTTACTTTGGCTACTCCTGTACTTGCTGGCCTGGGTACTACCACTAAGCAGTTTAGTAGTTGCGTACTTATTAGTAGTGACGATACTCTTGATAGCATCTTTGCTGCCGGAGAAATGATGGCCAAATATGCCTCGAAAAGGGCCGGAATTGGCCTAGAAATAGGTAGAATTCGCCCATTAGGCTCCCCGATTCGCAATGGAGAAATCAAGCATACGGGCTTGATACCCTTTTTAAAGAAATGGTTCGCAGATTTACGTAGTTGCAGTCAAGGTGGCATTAGAAATGCCAGTTGTACAGTTACATTGCCAGTTTGGCATGCTCAATTTGAAGATTTCATTGTGCTGAAAAATAACCAAGGCACCGATGAAACTCGTGTACGTCAAATGGATTACAGTATTGTGATCAACAAGATGTTCTGGAATCGCTATAAAAACAATCAAATGATTACTTTGTTTGATCCACATGAAGTTCCAGATTTGTATGAAGCCTATTATCGCAGTACTGAAGAGTTTGAACAACTATACTTAAACTATGAAAAGCATCCGACAATTAAAAAGAAAGTCGTATCGGCAGATGAGATATTCAAAAATCAAATCCTTAAAGAACGTACTGATACTGGGCGCATATATCTTGTCAATATCGACAATGTCATCAACCAGGGGCCGTTTGATACACAGTTTGACCCAATATATCAATCAAACTTATGCCAAGAGATACTTTTACCCACCAAGCCTTTCCAAAGAATTGAAGATCCAGAGGGACGCATTGCTCTTTGCACTCTTGGGTCAGTAAATTGGGGTGCATTTACTAATCCACAACAGATGCGTAAAGCATGTCGTATATTGGTACGCAGTTTAAGTAACTTGCTGAGTTATCAAGACTTCCTAAGTGTTCAAAGCCGAATGGCCAATCAAGAGTTTGAACCACTAGGCGTTGGTATTACTAACTTGGCCTACTGGCATGCCAAGCGCAGTTACAAATATGGTGCCACTGACGCATTGGCCGAAGTCAAGCGTTGGATGGAACATCAAGCATACTACCTTACCGAAGCAAGTGTTGAGCTTGCCCAAGATAGAGGCCCATGCACACGTAGTGAATATACTTACTACGGTAAGGGAGTATTTCCTTGGGAACGTCGCAGTAAAGGTGCTGACGAACTTACTGACTTTACACCTAGCATGGATTGGGAACCATTACGTGAACGTATGAAGCAGTATGGCATTCGTAATGCTACCCTAATGGCAGTTGCTCCAGTAGAATCCAGCTCAGTTGTTCTAAACTCCACCAACGGAATTGAAATGCCGATGGAATTGATTTCTGTGAAGGAATCAAAAGCTGGATCGTTTGTACAGGTAGTACCCGAGTACAAACGTTTGAAAAACAAATATCAACTCATGTGGGATCAGAAAGATTGTGTTGACTATTTAAAAACAGCCGCGGTATTGGCTGTGTATGTTGACCAATCATTGAGTACAAACACATTTTATAATCCAGCACAATTTAAAGATGGCAAAGTTCCTGGAACACTGATTGCTAAGAATTTAATGTTGGCCACCAAGTGGGGTTTGAAAACAATATACTATTCATTGATTAACAAGGTTGGTAGCAAGAACGTTTTAAATACTCAAAGCGATAGAACTTTGACCGCAGAACCTGTTACAGTATATGACGAACTGGAAGATGATTGTGAGGCATGTAAACTATAATGGCTTATTCCGATAAAGTTATTGATCACTATGAAAATCCAAGAAATGTGGGATCCTTTAAAAAGGGCGATCCTAATATTGGTGTAGGGCTCGTGGGGGCACCAAGTTGTGGAGATGTTCTCCAATTAAGTATAAAGGTAGACGAAGATGGTGTTATTAGAGATGCTCGTTTCAAGACATATGGATGTGGTTCAGCAATCGCCAGCTCGTCGTTGGTTACCGAGTGGGTTAAAGGCTTGCATATTGATGATGCTGTTAATCTTAGTAATTCCCAAATCGCCGAAGAACTAGCATTACCCCCAGTTAAGATTCACTGCTCAATCTTAGCAGAAGATGCCATTAAAGCCGCAGTAGAAGACTATAGAAAGAGACACAATGAGTAAAGAACAATACAATTTATCAACGCCTACAAATTATCTAAAACGTAAAATGTTTTTAGATGGAGCAGTTACCGTACAACGATTTGAAGAATACCGCCAACCCAAAGTTGCCAAGTTTGAAGAACTGGCACGTGGTTTCTTTTGGGTCCCAGAAGAAATTAGTCTTACCAAAGACAAAATGGATCACAAAGAAGCCAGCGATGCAGTTAAACACATCTTCACAAGCAATTTGTTACGTCAAACAGCATTAGATAGTATTCAAGGTCGAGCACCTAATCAAGTGTTTGGTCCTGTTGTTAGTATTCCAGAATTGGAATCACTAATTAGTAATTGGAGTTTCTTTGAAACAAATATTCACAGCAAGTCATATAGTCACATTATTCGTAATGTATATGGCGTGCCTAAAGAAGAATTTAACAAGATTCACGATACAAAAGAAATCGTAGACATGGCTGCTAATATTGGACGCTACTACGAAAATCTACATCAAATTAATTGTGCCAAAGAACTAGACGGATATATTGCAGAAGAAGATCACATTAAGGCAATTTGGTTGGCACTAAATGCCAGCTATGCGTTAGAAGCCTTCCGCTTTATGGTTTCATTTGCCACAAGTCTAGCAATGGTGGAAAACAAAATCTACATTGGTAATGGCAACATTATCAGTTTAATTTTACAAGATGAATTACTACATGCAGAATGGACTGCTTGGTTAATTAATCAAGTTATCAAAGAAGATGAACGTTTCATTAAAGCCAAAGAAGAATGTGAAGCTGAAGTGTACCAAATGTACATGGATGTTATTGCTGAAGAAAAATCTTGGGCCGACTATTTGTTTATCAAAGGTCCAGTTATTGGATTGAATGCAACTATCTTAAAAGACTTTGTGGACTATACCGCTTTTACAAGGTTGAAAGATATAGGTATTAAATATTTAGAAGACCATCCACGTAATAACCCTATTCCATGGTTTAATAAACACGTTAATATCAATAAGAAACAAACAGCACTACAAGAAAACGAATCAACTAACTATGTAATTGGCGTCATGAGCGACAATGTTAGTTACGATGAATTGCCAGATCTATAAGAGGAAATTATAATGTCAAAGGGAAGTAGACCTAGACCATATAGTGTCAGCCAAGAACAGTTTGGCAATAACTATGATGCAATTTTTGGAAAAAAGGAAAAGAATATGAATAAAGCAATCGTTTGGAGCAAATACAATTGCCCATTTTGTGACCAAGCAAAGGCACTGCTAAAATCAAAAGGTATTGCATTTGAAGAAAAGAAAATCGGTGATGGTTACACCCGAGAAGAATTACTAGAAGCTGTACCTAATGCTCGCACAGTCCCACAAATTTTCTTAGATGGCGAGTTAGTCGGTGGTTTCACTGAACTCAAGGCCCGTTTAAATGGATAACGAATTTGACAAGCTAAAAGAGGCTTTAGATAAAATAAAGCCTAATGAATTTGAATGGACAAGTGATCCAGCAACCATGGGCTTTTCTGCTCAGGAAACAGGGGAAACTGTTGATAATACAAAATTAACTACTGTAGATCTTTCTACTTTATCTGGTTTGTTCAACGGCCCTATTGGCAATATCACTATAAGTGGTGCTAGTGGATCAGGATCAATTTTGACTAGTAGCGGTTCTAATGGTACTTACTGGACAACGAATACTGGCCCATATACTATCGGTGCCGCGTATCCTAATAACAAATCAACTCTTGATGTTAATGGCGATGCTAATTTTGAAGGTGATATTAAGTGGAAAGGTCGTAGTTTAGGTCAGCTGTTGGAAACTATTGAAAAGCGACTGGCCATACTTACACCTAATCCGGATAAACTAGAACATTTTGAAGCATTACAAAAAGCATATAAACATTATAAAACTTTAGAAGCATTGTGTGAAGTGCCAACTAAAGATGACAACTCCTAACTCTGTAAAGGGTCGTAATAGTTACGACTCAACTAGTACTGGTGCATTAATTCCGTTTTTAAATCGGAACGTTACACCATATGCTACTGAAGCAGGCAGTATAAAATTTGAAATGGTCCCTGTTACCAAACAGAAGGACTTAATGATCAATCATGCTAGGATGTTTGCCCAGCAGGAGTACGATCGAATTATGGAATTAGTTTCTGTGCTGGAAAAACAAGCACAGCAGATTAAACGAAGATTGGAAGTTACTGATGCTGTCCATGGGGCAGTTTATCAGTTTCAACCAGTCATGGGTAACATCTATTGGTTAGTATGGGATATGCGAAAGCAACACACTCTATTAACGCAAATGGGACCCAATGATTGGAGCACTGCGGCTCCAGTGGACTACGAATACATGGCACAGGTCAAATACATGGGAGACCATACCTGGCTAGAATTAAATGAAAAGGACTAAAAATGTTACTAATAAATAAAGGTTATAAGCAGGGCGATGTGGTTAGTTTGAAACTAATCAACAGTGATGAATTAATTGCTGAATTTGAAAGTGAAACAGATGACACAATTAAAATTCGTCGTCCATTGGCATTGACAATGGCACAAGGCGGATTGGGTATGATGCCTTGGATGTTGCTAGGCAGTGATGAATTTATTACATTGAGTAAAACTCATGTTATGGCTGTCAGTGCTAGCAAGGCTGATGCGGCATCACAGTATACACAAGGTACAACAGGGATCGCGTTAAAATAATGGAAGTAATACACACCTCAGGAACATTAACACTGGATCCTAACCAGTTGTTCAACATGAATGGAATTGCAGAAAGTCTATATAAAATTAGACCATCTGATCCGTCATTACATGTGATTGGTGTGGACTTTACACTAGTTGGATTACAATGTAAAACTTCTGGTATCATCGATCCAGTTAACGAGCTTAAAGAAGCGGCTTCTAGGATTTATCACTATGCAATGCAGGCAGTTGTTCAACCAATTTGGACTGCATTGTATTCTTTGTACAATGCTTTGAAACGATTTGGACTTGCTGTTATAGATTTAAAAATACCTATTCCACATCTTAATCTTCATATTAGTGATTTGTTTAATCCAGATTTGTATAGTGTTATAGAAAAATTTGTCAAAGATTTATATCTAAAAGGCAAGGATAAAATTATTTCAATTTTAAATGCATTATCAATTCCGTATCCTTTGTTTAAAACAATCAATGCCATTGAAGAAGAAATACGATACATTGTAAAACATATTTGGTCCAGCTTGTGGGATCAATTGATGAAAAAAATTACATTGATTAAAGACTTAATCCAAACAGGTTTACGTTTATATGATTTAATCATATATAAGAAAATTATTTGGAGTGAAATTTGGAAAGTTGCTGTCGAACAAGCACTACAAACTATATTACATTATTTGAGTTCACCGCCTAGCATAGATGATATCAAACAAGCGGTTGTTGCATTTGCTAAAAAAGCATTAAACAAGGCAGAAGTAACTTATGAAGAAATTATGAAAACAATACATAATTTCAAACTACCAATTTTTGGAAGTCCTTTTGATTGGCTGTTTCCATTGAACCCACACGTAAATATTCCAGAGATTGATTTTAATAAAATTTTGGGCGACATTAAACTTTGGCTCAACAATTTTGTCATTAACATAATGCTCAAATTTATGAAAATCATCAAAAGAATTTTATCACTGTTTGGGATCGTTTTTCAATTGCCAAAGATTTCAATCCCAATTTCAGTGTGTGCCATTAGGACTCCCACATACGCATAATAATTTGACAAGATTGACAAAACTAGTTATACTATATTTGTCAACGCAAATTAAGGTTAAGGCGTTAAATATATATGTCCGGAGAGGTAAACCAACATAGTTGGTTGCTAGGGTGAGAGGCTCTAAGGTCAGGCGGAGACCATTACTTTTTGGATTCCGTCATTTATGGAGAAACGAATGAAGAAAATTATAGTAACATCATTGTTAGCACTAACAGCATTAACAGCATCTGCTCATGACGGCTGGCACCACGGCGGCGGACACTATGTTTACCGTCCAGGGTTTGGGTGGGTAGTTCCAGCAGTAGTCGGTGGAGTAATTGGGTATGAGATGGCTCGACCAGTACAGCCAAATGTTGTTGTAGTGCAACCACAGCCAGTAGCACCTGCTCCGGCAGTTGTTCCTCCTCCAGCACCAGCAGGTTTCCACTGGGAAGCCTTGTTAGATGCCACTTGTAATTGTTATAGGACTGTAGCAGTACAGAATTGATATGAAAGTTAAAAAATTAATCATGAAACTTAACAAGGCCGAACTTGAGCACAATCTCAAAAAAGCCAAAGAACTTTGGTTTAAATTGTTAAAGAAAAGCATTAAAGGTAAACACACAGAGGCAGTTAGATAATTAACTGTTAGTTAAGACTGTATGAAGTGGATTGAAAAGGATTCAAGACGCCGGTTCGAATCCGGCCAGGTCCACCAAAAGAGAATTGACACGGTGTACAACGTGCATCACTGAGTAATCAAATGGTTTGGACATTGAGCCGAAATTCAGTTTTCTTTTGATGGGCCTGCTCTGGTAATCGATTGGGTCAAGAGTAATGAAATGGACAGTCCGGCAATGTAGAAGCCGTTAGGATTGGGGTAACCCGGTCGAAGACACAAAACCTTTAAATGCAAATGATGAAGCATTTTTGATGGCCGCCTAAATCGGCTATCGGGGTAAGACATACCTCGCAACAGAAACTCAAGAACCCGCTTCGGCGGGTTTCTTTTTGATTGACAATACCAAAAAACTACTGTATAATAAGGACTTACTAACAACTACTTTAATTGTACTATGGACATTCAATTAAACATTAGACAAGGCGCAACCAAAGAATTCGTAGGCATGATAGTTAAGTTTTTTGAACAGGAACTCAAGCTCAAAAACAGTTCCTGGACTTTGGATGTGCGCACCAAACGGGGCATGCGGCTTGAAGGAACACGAGGATGCGTTACCTATGTAGGCCCAAAATATCTAATAATGCTTGTGGATTCCGGCTTGGATCTCGAGAGGTTGGTGCTTACTATTGCACACGAAATGGTCCATGTCAAACAATATGCCCGAGGGCAAATCAAACACAAATTGGGCGGTAAAACCTATTACTGGATGGGCAAGCAGACCCGTAAGAAGTATTTTGAACAACCTTGGGAAATAGAGGCGTTCAGCAAGGAGCGCAATTTGGCAAATAAAATATTCCAAATTATCAACAAATAATCAGAAATCTGTGCTATAATTAAATTTTAAACACTTAGAGGATATATGAAAAAAGTTCTTTTAGCAGTTGCTCTTGGTATTGCATTTGCTGGCGCAGTCGATGCCAAACCCGGCCAAGGTGGCGGAGGTGGGCGCAGTTTTAGTGCGCCCAGTGCTCCGAGTAGGGGTAGTTTTAGTTCACTGGGTCCTGTACATCCTACAGCATTGCCCAGTCCTAGTAAAGGTAGTTTTAGTGCCGCACCTGCTCCTAGCCCACAGAAAGGCAGTTTCAGTGCGCCACAGCAAACTACAACTCGTACAACTACTACGGTGAGTCGCACTTACTCAAGTCGTTATGTTAGCCCAGGCGGCTACTATGGCGGTTGGGGTATGGGTTATCATTACAGTAACGGCCTAATGACCGGGTTAATCATCGGTAGCATGATGCACCCATATGGTACTGTGATGTATACCGGTCCAGGCATGTATGCCAACAATGCAGTCCTGTATCCAAACGGACAGGTTGTTAACCAACAAGGCTATGTAGTTGGTACATACGCTGGTGGGCAGTTTAACCCAATTCAAAATGGACCAATGGTAGCACAACCTGCTCCTGCCGATGCTGGCGCACAGCCTGTACAGCAACAACCACAGGTTGTCTATGTTGAAAAACCAGGTCCAACCGCCGGTGAGATCTTTGGCTATACATTAGCCGGTATTCTTATCTTAATTTTGTTATTTGCTATTATAGGG